CTCGAGGTTGTATAAGAGCTCTGGATTAATAGTCTTAAGCGACTTATGCCCACGCTTCACAGCAGCGGCAGGCAGGTGCTTGTAGACCTTCTGTACCACCTCATAGTTAACTGACTTGCCTGCGCGTAACCTTTCCCACCCCACCACGGCGGTCACCACCGAGTCAGCGATGCTCCGTTGTCCGTGGCGCTCGAAAAGTAAGCCTTGAGACTTGATCCAGTTGTGCAGGTCGTTGAGCATGTAATTAGTCGAAGCCATCACGAGCCACTGGCCCTGCGTGATGTCTACCTGCTCATACTGGCTGTAGTATTTTATCTCACCGCGCTCCATTCGCGGCATCCAAAACTTAGGCTGTCGCTTCTGAATGCGCCCTGCAATCTCATTAGCAAGGGAGAACACCCGCTCAGGTATTCGGTAGGATTGGTCTAGGACCTTTACTTCACCCTCGCAGCTTAGGAAGCTTTCAACGTCCGCCCCTGCCCACGTATAAACTGCCTGATCGTCGTCGCCGGCGATGTACGTGCGGTCGGATTTTTCAGCCAATGCCATAACCAGTTTCCACTGTAGGCGCGAGAGGTCCTGCGCCTCGTCGACAATCAGCACGTCAAGTGTAGGTAAACGCTCAGCCTGTTCGACGATACGCTCGAGCAGGTCCGTAAAATCCATTAGCAGGTGTGATGCTTTGAACCGGCGGTAGGAACGCTCTACGTACTCGAAGTGAAACCACTCTATGTCCATGTTGCTGCGGTTGTAGTGGACCCGCAGGTCCTCGCCGCGGATGCGTGCGATATTGATTTCGTTAAGGATTGGATGATCGGCATGGACCACTGAGTCTTCAACGCTAGTGCTTATTTCAAGCCCGCACTCTTTCGCAAAAATCGCATAGTCCGCCGGTGTCATCATGTCCTTATGCCCGACGCCAAGACAGTGGTACGCCAGAGAGTGCAGCGTGCGGAACCATGGGAAATCCGTCTCCGCATTGAGGTGCGGAAACTTCTGGATCGCGCGGTCGCGTGCCTCAGTCGCTGCTTTACGCGTAAAGGCAAAGTAGCCTATGTCCATCGGCAATGTGCCGCCGCTGAGCTCCTGCTCGGTTATGTTAAGCAGGTACGTAGTTTTCCCTGAGCCGGGTGGTCCGAAAACTTTAGTCAGCATTAGAACGGCACCGAATTATCTTTCGTGGGCGTATCGAACGGTGAATCCTGCCGAGTAAAAGTCGGCATTTTCCAGAGCCTGACCGTGCGTCCCTTAAGCGATAGGCTCGTTGGTTCGCCGCCCATGTCGCGCAGGCGCTGAGCAATTTTAGGTGCTGATAGCTGAGCGAAGCTGTTGCGACGCAGGTGTGCCTCAAGGTCCTTGATTCGGAAGTACACTGATCCGTGGTCCTCGTCGGTCCACACTCGGCCCATCAATATCTCATCGCGGTCCATGGCCTGCTGCAGGTGAGTCGTGAACTCTTCGACAAGGTCCGCGAATCGGCCAGTAATGGTTGTGTCTTCACTTGCCTCAGTGATTGACTCGAGCTCTACCATCTCTTTCAACAGTTCGTTGATCAAGGCCTCCCAGTCATTCTTTTTCATGCTAGGGGGCAGGAGATTCAGGCGCTCCATGCAGGCCTTTTGAAAATACATTTGATTAAAAAGGGTCTCTGTCTCGAGCTCGATGCGGCGCCCGTTAACGTCAAGAAACCACAAAGGCGGCTCGCTCGCGTACTTGCTCAGCGCCGACATCTGAGGGCTATCGGGCCCGTCTCCGCCCACGCCGTGCGGGCGTTGCCTGCACAGGCCTGAGTTGCAGAAACTATTGATCGGAGCGTCCTTGCACTTGTACTTATATTCTTTTTTCTCGAGCTGTTTCGTGATCAGTTGCAGTTCCTGCATGCTGAGCGGGGGCGTCATATATTTCATGTTGTACGCCATGAGCTCGTCTTCCCACTTAGTAGGATAAGCTTTACGCAGATAGATGCCGAGGTTAAAAAGGCCGTTGTTCCGTGTTCCTTCAGGAAAGCCCTGTGTACAAAGCGCCTGTAAGCATGGCGGTCCGTCTTTTACTGGCTGCTCTTCTTTCTGCGGGGGTGCAGGCGGTTCGAGTTTTTCCTGCACGTTCGCATCGTACATCTCGAAGAACTCTTCGAGCGTGGCAGCGCTGCCGTCTTCTTTGATGGCATAGCGCAGGGTCTTGTCCCCGCCGAAGTAAGGCAGGTTCAGGAAGTTGCCAGTATCGCCGCGGTCCACGAGGATTTGCGCTTGCTTAGGGAATATCTCACGGCCGGCCTGACCGAGCAGGCTCGCGCAGGAGTTAAGATATTTCTGCATGTCCGCTGCAGGCACGGGGTCCTTGGTAAACGCAAACACGTGCGCGCCTCCTGACTTGCTTCGGCAGGATACGAGCGGAAGGTTTAGCTTCTTAATCTTGGCCACCAATGCGGCAAGGTCTAAGGGGTACTGGTCGATGTCGATACAGCCCCAAATGCAGGTGTTGTCTGCTCGAATAGGGATGATGCCAAGACTTGGGTCGTGACCGTCAAAATGTTTTTGCCACAGGTCATCGGTCGGCGGTTTCCGAACTACGAACGCTTGTCCGGCCTGCTTACCGGATTCCTTCTGTGCTTCGATCTTGTATGTGCCGTACGCTATGTCAAGGCCCTTGAAGATCGACTGAAATTTCTGCAAAGCATTCATTCTTCTTTCTCAGTCAAAAAGGCCCGCATCGCTGCGGGCCACAGGTCCTAGAATATGTTGTGAGACTCTCCGCTGTCTTTTGAGGAGCCTTCTTCTTGGTGCTTGACGTTAACGTCGCCGGCTTTGATTGAGGTAGCGAACTGCTTTGCCATCTCATAGACGCCGCCGTCTTCGACTTGACCAACGCGCTCGATTTCCCAACCGTGCCACTTGCCCTTGTCGTTTGACTCAGACTGCACAGTGAGTCGATAGATTTGACTGAACATTGGAGGGGTGAACAAACCGTTCGATCCCTTCATCTTCACTGACATCATCATGCTGTTCCACTTGCGCGACTTTTTGAGCTGCGTTGATTTCATGACGATAAGGGCCGGATTGGGTACGCCGTCCTTATCAAGCACCATGACATAGTGGTTAGCTGTGTTTTCTATGTAGTTGCCATTGTCGAGGTAATCCTTGTTATCGCCCGGCTCGCGGTGAGTGCGCGATAGGATGTCTGATGTGGCAGCGTAGATGTTAACAGGACCGCCGCTGCCTTGGCCACGGGGTGCCCATTCAATGTACTGCCGTACGTAAGCGCAGGGGATTACTTGAATACCTGCTTTACCGTCAAACAATTCACCGGTGACTGAGTTGTAGATCATGCCGGGGCTTGCGCCATCGACTTCGCCTATCTCAGGTGACATGTTAGTCAGGATTCGGAGAAAGGGCAGCGCAAGATCGTCTTGGCCCATTTCCTCAAAACCGGATACGTCCGCTTCAAAATTAACCGCGAGTGCTACTGCGGTGTTTCCTTTTACTGCTACTTCAGCGTTTTCTGCTTTAGCCATGGTTCTTTTTCCTTTTCTCTTTAAGATTTAATGATTGCTTTTTGGCCTATGTAAGCGCCGAACAGTTCGGTTGGGAACTCATTGCCCCGCTCAACCTGCTCTTTAACCCATGCCTTGAGGGTCATGGGCTCTATCTTCTCAGCTTGCTCGGCAGGATAGCCTTGGTCGCCAAGTAGACCCAGTAGACGAGAGCAAAGCTCGTCTTCGCCTCGTCCGAATCGGACCGAGACAGTGTTCTTAATGATGTCGTCCATACCGTGGTCGCGCAGCCACTGGTAAGCTTCTGCCTTTCTCGCAGCGCTAATACTAGCACTGTAAAAAGCTTTGAGCTCAATCTTGCTGCCGTCATCCATCACAAAACCCTTCATGCCTGTCTGGGCAAGTGCCTCGGGGATCGACTGCTCAGTTAATTTGCGGAGCTGGTCCTTTCTTTCCTTCATGACCTGCTCAAGGTCTTCGACTTCTTTTTCTAATTCTTTAGCTCTTTTTGCAAGAGCGGCAATTCCTGCGATGTCGTCGTCCTGCACTTGCAGGGCGTCAGCATCTTTCTCGAAATCAATCATCGTCACCTCCGCGATGTGGGAATATGTCTATCTGTATAGGCAGGTAGCGGCGCTCCTGCTTGTCCCATTTGAGGCACTTAAAGCGGCCCCTATTCTTAGCGGCGGCTACGGTAGCAAGAATACTAATCGCAGTCGGGTCACCTATGAACAACAGGTAATCCTCGTCGCTGAAATTCTCAAGCGCACGCTTCACTCTAGCTACGGTAGGGGCAGACGAGAAAATAACCTGCGCCTGTGAGGGGGGCAGTACAACCTCAATTTCTCCGTAGTCGAGCGCCGGTGCGATATTATGCTTCGGGGACTCCGAAACAACATAGACTTTTGGCACTTCATTCTCCTTTCTGGTTACTTCGCAAATGCGAGCCGCCATGATACACTTAAACCCTCAGTTGGTGTCAAGCCCCTGAGCAAATAGAAAGGAGAAGAAAGTGGAAGACTTGTGGATAGAACGGTATCCGTTCAAAAACAAGCCCTTCGAACATCAACGTAAATACCTCGAACGCTTCTGGAAAAGACCAGTGGCTGCTTTATTTGCGGACATGGGAACGGGCAAATCATTTATGGTGATCAACAACATCGCCATGCTTTACGACGTCGGTAAGATTAACTCTGCGATAGTAATTGCGCCGAAAGGAGTCTACCGTAACTGGGTTGATCAGGAACTGCCAAAGCATTTACCTGAGCACATCATCAGCCGCACGGCCCTGTGGACCCCGTCGCCGCGTAAAGCCGAGAAGGCCGAGCTAGACAACCTTTGGGAAGTCACTGAGGACCTTAAGATACTCGTGATGAACGTCGAGGCGTTGTCTACTGCTAAAGGAATGGAGTATGCCAAGCGGTTTGCAATGTTTACTAAATGCTTTATGGCCATCGACGAAAGTACAACGATTAAAACGCCGACGGCCAAGCGGGCAAAGAACGTCGTTAAGGTAGGCACGCATGCGCTATACCGTCGGATCATGACAGGCTCGCCCGTCACTCGTAGTCCGATGGACCTATATCAACAATGCGACTTCCTGTCGAATGACTGCCTTGACTCTCCAAGCTTCTACGCCTTTCGGGCGCGGTACGCGATTCTTATCGAGAAGCACATGGGCAGCCATAGCTTTAAGAAAATCGTGGGCTACCGAAAGCTCGACGAGCTCAAAGAAAAACTTGATCGCTTCAGCTACCGCATAACAAAAGAAGAGTGTCTCGACTTGCCTCCGAAGGTGTTCGTCAAGAGAGAGGTCCAGTTGACTAAAGAGCAAATGAAAGCTTACGAGGAAATGAAAACCTTGGCCTTGGCAATGTTTGACAAAGGCCTGACCACCACGGTCAACGCTCTGACTCAACTTATGCGGCTGCATCAGATTACCTGTGGCCACTCGAAGCTCGACGACGGGACAGAAATAAGTATCCCAACCAAACGCACAGAAGAGCTCTTGTCCGTGATCGAAGAGACATCAGGCAAGGTCATCATTTGGGCAAACTACCGGCACGACATCGAGTCAATCAAACTCGAGTTGCAAAAGGAATACGGTATGGCTGCTGTCGGGACCTATTACGGTGACACCGACGAAGAGGAACGCAGGCGCGTGGTCCGTGAATTTCAAGACCCCGAAAGCGAGCTCAGGTTCTTTGTTGGCAACCCAAGGACCGGCGGATACGGACTTACGCTCACAGCAGCGAGCACCGTTGTGTACTATAGTAACAGTTTTGACCTCGAGGTCAGGCTGCAGTCCGAGGACCGAGCTCATCGCATAGGTCAGACAAAGTCAGTGACGTACGTCGACTTAATGGTTCCGGGCACCATCGACGAGAAGATCGTCAAGGCGCTGCGCGACAAGATTGATATTGCCAACGAAGTGTTGGGTGAGGAGATGAAAGAATGGTTGATCTAATTCCTGTACGGAAGAAATTTAAATACGAGTCGCTGCAGCGGCAGGACCTGCCAGAAGGGCGCCGGTACATCTACGGCGAACAGAAACTGCCGAGCGTAACAACCATCCTGTCGGCCACGAAGTACAACAAAGAGGCCCTTGATGCGTGGGTCGCGCGTGTCGGACAGGAAGAAGCGGACCGTATTAAGAATGAAGCGAGCCGTGTCGGTACGTACTTGCACGAAGTCATCGAGCGGATGGTCGCCTATCGAGACCTGCCTCGCCCGACGAACTGGGAAATGTGCAAGGGCTATGAGATGGGTTATAAGATCATCAACACGTACTTTCGAAACGTCGACGAGATATGGGGAAGTGAGGTGTCGCTTTATTATCCAGAGAAGTATGCCGGCACAACGGACTTGGTCGGCCTGTATCGAGGCAAGCCACACATCATCGACTTCAAGCAGTCGAACAAGCCGAAGAAGCGGCAGTGGATCGAGGACTACTTCTGCCAGTTAGCGGCGTATGCGCTCGCGCATGACGAGCTGCACGGAACAAAGATCGACAACGCAGTGGTGTTAATGGCTGTCAGGTCAGATGGCAGCACGGCGGAGTTTTCCACCGCCGGCCGCGAGTTCCAAGGCTACAAAGACATGTGGATGCGTCGAGTTGACGAGTTCCATAAGAGTAGTGAAAAATAGATAGTTGCACTTAGTAGTAAAGTGTGGTATAATGACTTTGTCATCTGAGAGATGGCAGTTCTTTAAAAATCAATACAGGAGAAAGTAATGAAGACTTTTATGCAAAAAGCCTTTGAAAAAGTTGTGATGCTAGAGCGAAACGAGGAGCTATCCATTGCGTTAGCCAAAGATTCTGACGGCAATACAACTATGGTCGTCGGATTAAACGGTATGGAGAATTCATTTATTCCACTGGCGAGGGTATTACCCGAAAGAGAAATTAATAGCATGACGCCGATGTACAAAGAAGGAAAAGTAATAGATAAGTGGTTTAAGAAAGTAAGAGCGGACCTTAAAGGCAAGATAAGTTATGACTTTTCTGACGCCCAACATCCTTTACTTACCAAAGAGGCTGTTGATAAGCACTTGACGGATAATCAAATAGACTAAAGAAAAAGGCCCCATGACGGGGCCTTTTTTTATCCTAAAGGAAAGAGCTGTTGAAACATCTCCGCGCTGCTTGGTCCTTGGGCCACGGCGGGTGCAGCGGGAGGCGCTGCTGCCGGAGCGGTCAGGCCCGGAACCCCGCGCGTTGGCGGCGCGGGCGGTAATGCTCTTGCTTGCGGAGGAGGCGTTGGCTCAAGCATCGGCGCTACTTCTGTTCCGATAATAGGAAGTTCCTCAGCGGCCCTTTGTATCAGCTGTCTGTTCTCCGTATCAAGAGCGGACGATGATGCTCCACCTATTATGATTGGACTAACACGAGGAGGGGTGAGGTTGGTAAGGGACCCCTCTCGTGTAGATGCGGCTGCCTTGCCTGTACGAACAAGACTGGAAAAAATTGGAGTAAGAGCTCTTACGGCAATATCCACATTCAAAGAAGCACCAAGCCTACCCAACATCTGTCCGAGCGCGGGGGCACTATTTGATCTGTTTTGAGTTCTATTGGCAATCCTACCTGCAACATTTGCTAGTTGTGTGATCATGCCTTGTTCTTCTCGACTAAAGAGAAGATCAATAAGTTCTTTATTACTGGCTCTGGCCGTAGCCCAGTCTTTAGCAAAAGTGCTAGACACTTGCTGTAATGCTTGGTCTGAAGTTTTTGTTAAAGTGCCGTCAAATAGTTTTACAACAACTTCTCCACGAAGAGAGTTCCAGTAATCTTCAGGAAGTTGTTCTTTTAAAACCGCTACATTTCTATTGATGTTTTTCTTATCCATGAGGCCGTTAAAGTTAACACCAAAGATGTAATTTACCGCGTCTTCAGGGGCGACTTTGGGCTGAAGTTCCCCATCACGCATTTGCTTTTCAGTAAGGTCGTTTAAAATACCGTTGGTTTCCCACGTATCTTTAAACCCTTTCCAAGTGTCGATTGCATCTTTCCACAATTTTATTGCTTGTGGAGTAAGTGCATCGCCATTGGCATCAGTTAGTGTAAAGAGCGTATTAGCCACGTAGGTATGCAAGTAATCATCTATGGCTTCTCTTGCAGCAGCTGCAGCCGCTCCCTCAGGGCCAATATCTTTTGACGCATTATTAAACTGTTGACGAGCTGTTTCTATTTCATCAACAGTCATGCCTTTTCTTAAATCTGCTTTCAAAGAATCCACTAACTGCCATGCCTTAGGAGTAGTTGCCCTTGCATAACTGGCCAGTGTCGCATCTATACCTTCGGCAAACATATCTGCAGAAACAGGGTCTAAGAAAGCCACTTGTTCAGCCCTAGCCAAATCATATTTAGCACTTGCCTCAGCCCGCGCCTGCTCCCTTTGTTTTCCTAGCTGTTCCTGAGCCTCTATACCTGCTCTTCTTCTTGGCCCAACACCCATTTGAGAGGAGAGTATTTCGACATTCTCTCGTACAGCGTTCACCTGAGCAGTATAAAAATCTCTAAGGAGTCTAGTTGCCTCAGCATCAGAGGCCCCTTTAGCAACCGCGTCCTCCCACAACATAAGGCCATAGTCGTTTGTCACTTGGCCACGTGTTAAATTAACGGGAACAGGAAGCCCTTGCGCTTGAGCTGCAGCCGCTGCCTCAGAAGGGATGTAACCATCGTCAACTAGTTTTCTGAAAGCAACAAACAAGGAAGCCTGAATTGTTTCAGGGTCTTCCCCTTTACTCTTTAAGTAGGCTATTGCATCGTCCGTTAAAGTCCCATCTGGATTGATGACTTCAGCGGGATTGCTGGAATATTTTTGAGTTAAATAATTTTTACCCTTACCTAAAAGATTGCCTAAACCTAAAAAAGCAGGGCCAAATACTAGGCCGCCAACTGGACTGGTCCAATCATAAGGAAGCCCAGTTAATGAAGAGGAAACGCCTTCAGCTATACCTGCTTCAGTTCCTGCAACAACAGCTGCTCCTCTATACCCTCTTGTTAGGCCTTGCCCCAATGTTTTTACAAGGAGTCCTTCTACCGCTGGAGCGGCTCCCGCTGCTGTAGCTACTTGAAACGTAGTAGGAATATCAAGGCCTCTTGGGTTTGGATAGAACGTAGAGGAATCAACCACATTCCCCTCTTCATCTTTGCTTTCAAGAGTGACTAAAAGATTACCGTAGCTGTCATACCTTGTCTGAGCATCTGGGAAAATTTCTTTAATCCCAGTTTCAAGTTTATAGTCGTCTAATGTAGTAGCTATCAGGGCCTGATATTTAGCCTGATCTAGTGCGCTAGTTCCCTCAGGGAAACTACCACTTTTCAACTCAGGGAACTCAACATTAGCGCTAGTTAGCCAATCATAGGTCGCTGCAGGAGCCTGTGATATGCCTGTTCCAATTCTTTCAAGTGTGCTGGGCTCTTGTGGCGCCACAGACTGTGTCAGGATATTGAGTCCTTCTCGAGACATACCATTTAGGTCTGCCCTGCTTCCACCTAAGAACGACTCATATATTAGGCGGTCTTCATTGCTAAGCGAAGGAACAGCTTCTTGTGGGGTAGGTTCAGCCATTTAATTGCCTCCCGCTGCCTGCGCGCCTGAGATGGCTGCAGCTATCTCTTCTGGTGTTCTAATGGTGGACTGAGCTGTTCCTGAATAAATAGATTCCATAAGCTCGGATGGAACTATTTTTTCCAAAGCAGCCATCAAAGAAGGAGTCATTACTGATCTATTGTTAAGGTCAGTAATTAGCCTGTTTGCCTCCATTATAGATATTCCACCCTCATCCGCAGGCAGTCCTATTTTGGCCATTATGTCTAGTTTTTCTTTATCCAGCTGCGCTTTATTTTGCATGGTCGTGAGAACAAGCTCGCGCACATCTGCCGTATCTGCTAGACCGCCAAAGCCTTGTCTCAACACCTCAATGTCCTTATCTGATTGGGCACCACTTCCCGGCGCACGCATTTGAGGAAGAAGTCTACTTACAACACTTCGATAGGCTGCTCCCACCTCATTATAGGCAGGGAATAAGTTGGTCAATACTTCGTTTGCCCGACCTTCGCCTGCTGCTTTTGACAGGATTTGTAGGTTGGCAATGTCTGGAAGCAAGGAAGCCGACTTAGCATATTCAAGCCGTTGTTCGCTTAACTTTGTACCCATACTTCCCATATAAGACTCTAAAGCAATGGCCTCTGGATCAGGCACTGCAGAAGGTGTTGGATAGCCACCCGGCAAAGAAGGAGCACCGTTTTTCATGACCCAAGGAAGTTTCGCTGAGTCTCCGGTTATTCCATAGGCCTGTTTCTCAACGTCTGACATAGGCCTCGTTCCTGCTGTTTTGACAATTTCCTTATAGAGGTCTGTCTGTTGCTCAGAGAGCTGTGTATTTGCTGCTTGGACCGCGGCGCGTTCTTGTTCAGCTCGCTGCATTGCAGCAAGCTTAAGCGCACGGGCTTCTTTTGACATGCCCGCTGCTGTAGCACCAATCTTGCCCGGCAACTGACTAGCTGCTCCGGCTAAACGTGCCGCCTGAGACCCACGTAGCGGCTGACCGCCGGGACCTACATTACCGGCATAACCTAACGCTGCTTGTGCAATGTCAAACAGTATTTGAGCCTGAGCAGCGTCTTTACCACCACCGCCAAGCAAGCGCTCGTACTCGGGGTAAAGCTCCTCTGTCCTAGCAGCTACGTCAGGAAGGGCCGCAGGCTGTTGTGCTAATCTTGAACGTATTGCGGCATTTGCCATTTCTACGATGTCAGGCGAGTATGAAGCACCATCTGCAGGGGTAACGCCCGCCTCACCGCTACCTTCTTGAAAAGATTGGACGTAACCCCCCTTAGCCATGCCCATAGGAGCAGGTCCTTGGTCCATGATTGGAGGGCTCATTGGTCCTTGTCCTTGGTCCATGGGCAAAGAAGCTATGCCCCCCGCATCCGCAGGGGGCATAGAAGAACCGGTAGGGGAGGAACCGGGTTGTGCAACTGGAGGCGGAGCCATTGGAGGCATTGCCGCTGCGGCCTGCTGCTGGGCCAATATAGGCTGCAAAAGCGCCAAAACACCTTCAGGCGTTTCAGCGGCCGCATTATATCCTACGAGGTCAGCGAGCTCTTCACGACGTGCGTCGAGAGAACGGATGTCGCCGCGGAGATTGTTCATTAGGATTTCAGGAGAATCAGGACGGCGATTCATCATGTTGGCCATGTCAGCGTCGTCGCCCTCTTTCATCTCGGCTTCTTCGCCCATGATCTCTTCTAGGACATCTTCGAAGTCGTCCATAAATCCGGCCATGATGCCGACGTTTTCAACTTCGTCATCATCTACCATCTGAATCTTTTCCTTAGCCATTCGTCTGTCCCCTAAAATACTTTTGCCGCGCCGGCTGCGGTAGAGAGTCCGGCTATACCAAGACCAACAGCGGATTGCATTGGGCTAGCGCTAGGTGCTGTCTGCGACGTCAATGCCATCTGAGAGGTAGGCGCGCCTCGGTAGATGTCAGAAACAAAGCCAAGTTGTTGATACGGAGCCATTGCCTGCTGCGTCTGAGTAGCTCTAATCGCATCTAGCTGGGCCTGCTCGTTTTGGCGTTCAATTCCACCAAGACCCGCAAGCGTGCCGACGTCTGCTTGACCCAACTGTGAGGTTGCTTGACCAAGAGAACCATACTGCGTGCCAAGGCTTCCCATTTGTGCACCTAGACCACCAAGTGTGGAGGCTTTGGAAAGATCGATGTTTGCCTGCTGTGAGGTAAGTGCACCGATACCTTGCCCAAGCTGGCCAAAGTTCATAGCGGCCTGCCCAAGGGCTTGGCCACCAGCCAGCTGACGCTGCTGTTGATTTTCAAAACCAGTCATAGCGGCCTGTTGGGCCTGAGCATAGTTAGCAGCATAGTCCTGCATAATCCGCTGCTGCATCAGGTCCTGAACGCCACGCTCTGTCTCAGCTCGCTGAACACCTTCTCTGGTACTTCCGAAAGCCCCTGCTCCTACTGCCTGAGCGGCGGCTTGGTTCTGAGCAATATCCGCCTGACGACGCATTTCACCAAGAGCGTTTTGTGTTACTTGCTGTTGGTAGGGGTTCATATAGGATGCAGCTTGGTTAGGATCATATGCCTGAGCAGAACCTAAAATACCGCCGATACCCTGTCCTAGAACTGGAGCAGCACGCCCCATCATGTCCTGAGCTGCTTGGAACTGTCCAGTGGTATCAATACCGCCGGCTGCCAATGCACCCCGCTGGGTCAGGTCCATTCCCTGACTAACGCCCTGAGCTCCTGCTTGGATATAGGGCTCGTAACTACCCACCCCCTGCTTTGCAAGATCGATAGCCTGCTGTTCTGTGCCTGATAATCCGGCCGCTTCAACCGCCGGCAGGTTTAAAGGCTGCTGGTAAAGCCTCTGTCCTTCTTGCAAAAGACCAAGCTTATACGCTTCGACCTCAGGCGCTTCTCTAACTATTTGACCAGTGTAGGTTACGTCAGCCATTATGCACGGCCCTCCAGTTTCTTCATTAGCGCATACATACGCTTGGCGCCTTTGCGCCGTGATCCGTCGCCCATGTTGCGTACTGCCTTAGCGGTGAATACAAACTCGCCGTCACTGAGCATCGCAGGGATGTCGTCTGACGTGCCAGTGCCCGGTCCACTTATGTGACCGTTTTTACGTGGGAACTTAGAGCGGTCCGCCTCACCACCTTTGGCCGCACCCATCACTGGCTGTGCCTGCTGTGGCCGGTAGTATTGGAAAGGCGACGTAGTAGAGACGGTGTTAACACCACCGAAGCGCAGACCATAGAGGTCTGGGCGCTCCTCAAGCAGTTTCTGGCCGGGAGAGATACCCATTGCCATGTCTTCAAAGCCCGGCGGTACCTGTGCCTCTTCTGCCTTAAATCCACCAGTCAAGCCCATGATACCGAGGCCCGTAGCTGCGGCAGGTCCATACTTAGCAAGTAGGCTTGGAGTAGCTGCCTTAGTATAAGCGGCGGTTACGGCGTCACTTGCTGTATTGTTTACTATTTGATTTTTTATTACATCCGCAGTAGTTTCAAATTGATCAGCAACCGTTTGGAATGCGCTTTCTTCTGCAGCAGTTTGAATACGGCCGGGAAGAATCCTGTCGAGTCCGCGTTGAACCAAGCTTCGTTGCGCTTCTGCAGGCACAAATTGAGCCTCTGTGGCGCCGACCATTGAGCCAAGTTTCTGCGCTGCGGTAGCCGGGGCCGGCGCGGCGACTCCGCGGCCTGCTTCGTAGAATCTAAAGTCTGTCGTCGGCGTAGGCGCCTGACCCAAGGTCTCAATGCCGACAGGAGAAGAGGGAAGGGGTGCTCGAGTAATTCCTGCAGCAGTATCAACAGTAGCCGGGAATGACTGAGCCGTGGTCTCTGCTGCAGTTTCCGTGGCTGCTGTACCAAGATCAGGTAGTGCCTGATCAGGCGCGCCGAATACTGCTTCTTTAGCTCGAGTTAGCTGTCCACCTATTGTGGTAGGACCAGTGTAGCTGCCTGCTTTGAAGGCTCCTGCGCCACCAAATACGCCTGCTCCTGCACCGCCAATCAACCCGCCGATAGCGCCTGCTTTCAATGCGTCTTTGAGATTACCACCACCCAAAAGAGTAGAGCCTGCGCTGCCAACAAAGCCCGAGACCGCTGCTACGCCGACTGTTGAGCTCACGCCCAACGCGGTAGCGGCAGCCGGTCCGAGGACAAAGGCAAGTGCCAAAGTAGTAACAATACGGCCGATTTTGCTGCTAGCAAATTTCTTAACTGCCTGACCGACTTTCTTGAGCGCCTTACCGACTTTTTTGAGCACCTTCTTCAGGAAGAACTCAGGCAAACCAGTATAGGGGTTGATTGTTCCGCTACCACCCATCTCTTTCAAGACCATCGCCTCACGTGGGGAGATGTGTGCAAGCATTGTGTCGCCGTAGCGACCCTGCTGTCGGATAGCCTCAGTAATGGGGCGAAGGGTCGCAAGACCGCCTTCAGCAAAATTCTGTGGGCCCATGGCCATCTCGGGGCCAGAACTCGCCATGATCTCGTCAACGGCAAGGTTAAGCGCGGAGAAAAACTCTGGATCAAACTGGGGCGGAAGCAGGTCCTCAGGAATGTCCTGAGACATGTACTTCATGCGAAGTTCTTGGTACTTCTCAGGGGAGGCTAGAATTTCATCTACCATCGTATTGAGGACGTCTAAAACCTCACGAGGGAGCTGCAGATCGCGCAGCTCAGCCTTAAACTCCGCAACGGCCATAGGGTCCGCTTCAGCCGCGGAGCTCAACACCGTTTCATTAAATTCTGAGGGGGAAATGTCCTGCCTCATCTGCTCAAACGCAGCAAGGTCCTCAGGTCGCATTTCGGCGGGTTGTTGCATTGGGAGCCCCGCTAGTCCTCCCGACATCGCTTCTGCCATGTTCTTGTCCTTAGGTTGTAGGGGACCACACAGGGTCGCGCGTCGGGAAAACGCGGAATTACGTCAATTATCAACAAAATACTAGTTTCTGTCCACTTCCATATACGACAAATAGAAATCAACATTTGCCTGACTACTGGTTATTTTCATTATATCTGATTCTTCCATCACACAAGACACCCCATTAAAGGCGTCCATTGTGCTGTCAATGGCCAGCACAGTGTCTTCAAGTATTTTATAGGGAGTAGCTCCACCATCAGGGTAGATGGCCAAGTTTAAAGTAGTCGTAGAAGCGCCTGTATTAGTGATCCGCAACGATGAAATTATCGCAGTATTCGCCGCAGGAACCGTGTAAATCGTTGTCTCTGTTGCAGCACTTGGCGTTAAATGTTCTCTAAAGTATTTTACAGCCATTAGCTTGTCTCCGCCGATAACAGTGAGGCCGTCAAAATAACTGAGGGTATCTCAGGGCGAACAGGGTTAGTATTGGGGTCAAAATGCTCTAAATGCACAAGGTCTCCATCTGACCACCACGCCATCTCTAAGTAATTGTTTTGAGGGTCTGTGACTGTAAAAATACCGGATATATCCGCTACAGTATGGCCAAAGGTAGTCGCGTTTTTTCTCACAGGCACGTCATATCTAGTGTTACTGTAAGGGTAATTTACACCCGAATCTTTGGCCCAAATCTCAATCTCATGTATAGTATTATCTAAGTTAGCTCCCTGCAGCCTGATTCCTATTTGATACTGGCCAGTGTTATCAAATAAAAGCTTAGAGGCCCGTGATCCGTTGACCGTGGTGCTTGCTGTAAGCTGCGACGTATCCACAACATAGAGCCCTACGCCACCTGTCGTGCCACTGGTTTGAGAGACAATGCGGGTACCTGCCGTGACCCCCGTGCCAGTAAGCGTCATGCCAGAGAGCAATGTGCCTGAGGCGACTGCGGTGACGTCCATTACGGTGCCCGCTAAGCCTGCCCCGTCGTCTATCTCAGCAGTAAACTCCGCTTGGTGAGTTCCTAATCGTATGCCTCGTTCAAATATAGGCGTATCGAAAGTAACGATATTCTCTATCGTTGTGCCTAAATTTATTAGATCGGTATTGTTCATCAGCATCGCGTAGGGAAGCTGAATGCCATAATCTAACTGAAACCCACGCACACCCGGCGCGTTGCCCTTCATCCACAACATCGAGGCCGCGACATTCTGGTCAGGGATAGCCGTATAGCTTGAGTTTAGCTGAAAAATGACTTGCTCAAGCGATCTTACAAGCTGGTTGAATTGCTCGGGGCTGTACTGAGCAGATGGCGCGTTCGGTAAACGGACGTTTTGGATTTTGCTCATCGCATGCCGTCCGGCTTAATGTCTACACGCAGCGTGCCATATCGCCACCACGTATCAGGTTCGTTACTGTTTATCTTGACCGCTATCTGTCTGCCACGCGCTCTAGTATCCACTTTTTGAGTGGTTGGAGTCACAGTATAAGGATCAAGAGAGCTAGGGCTGGCAGAGGCCTGCGGATATGGCCGCAGATACAGATTAACAATGACGTTACCCTGCTGGTCTTTAAAGTCAGGAATAAAACGACTCATCAGCAGCATCGAGTCACCATCGCCGATGTCAAAGTAACCTGACTCTATGTCTGCCACGATAGCGGACCCGTCTGCCTTGTTGATACCGTCCTCTTGATTGTAGATCAAAGAGCGCCCCTGAGTGAGTCCATAGATGGTTGAGATAGTAGCCTCATTGCTATTGGGCAGGTATTCTGCGGCAACAGGTTTAACGTAGACACCTACATCCTGCCACGCGGTACGGCTCAATGTCCCTATAGACCAGACGTTTTCCAAATAATTATAAGTGACACATCGGTCGATATAGTCGCTGGTGTAACTGGCGTAGAACCATGTTACCTCGTTGAAGTCGTTGTTTAATGCGGCGTAGAACTTGCTGCGCTGGACTAGGTTTATGTCTTTAAATACATAGTCTTGTACCGTGCAGGGCATCTTCTTAACTGTACCATCGAATGCGAAAAAGGCATCTACACCCATCCAGAACGCCAGTCCATTAACATCGACGGCAGCGTGTGGGCCCAGACATCCACAGTTAGCGGCTAATTGTTGGAAACCAAAGGTATAGGGCGGACCTATATACTGCATGCCATGCAGGGAGGTGTCTGTGAAAACCAGAATCTGGCCTCGAGAACGAATAGCCGAAACAATGTAGCTTCCATCAGACAAGCGCTGACCACCTGCAGTGTTAGTGGCGCTCTCTATAAAGGTGTTGATGTTCTCTTGGTCTGAGAACCTAACAAACATAGGGTCCTGAGTGGTAGGGTCTCCTACCGTGGACTCTGTGCCAAGGCACACCAGATGTCTGTCGGGGCTGGAAACGAGCGCATAGACGCTCTTTGTAGGCGCACCAGAGATTGCTGTTGCACGCACAGACACCCCATCTGTCGTAGGACTCCACTGATAGATGCCACCGTCAACCAACTGCAGTATCAAATTTTCGCCATAATTGTCAAAAACCCATGTTCTGGACAACAGGCTTTGGACTAATGTTTCTGGACGAGGCGTACCAAAGGAGCCTGCGCCCCATGTGCCAGTACCGAAGCCGTAATCGTAAAAGCTTACATCCGAACCTACGTGAATTTGATATTTTCCAACAACAGAAGAACCCCCATTGCCAGAGTCCCCACCTGTAGCCTCTACCGGAGCGGTTATGGTATATGTGGAAGAGTCAATTATGGCCCCTATTTCCCACTCACTGTTGAGAATCTGAGCGGTAATATCTCCTCCAAGTGCCGTGGCGCCTGAGTAGGTTACAAAATCTCCCTGCTCAGCTCCGTGATCAACATGTGTAACAGTGATGGTAGTGCTCCCAGTGGAAGCGGAGAAGGTAACATCACCTGCGCTGGAGGTTAGGCGTAAAGGCGTTATATCGTACCAGAAGGCGCCTGTATTGACGTAAACCTTCCGATTTGTTCCGACAACAAAATAGGGCACCCCAATCAGTGATTCCCATGAGAAGGCCTCACTAACGTGCCCTACTAGGTAAAATTCTCCAGACTCAAAGTACGTCCAGCCACCTATCTTTTCCGGTAGGCCATAACGGAAACGTACATTATCGCAGTCACTCCAGCCGCCTTCAGCACCGTACTCAGTGTTCTGCTTGTCAATGCCCGCGGCAAGGGTTAGCTTAAAGAAGCTCATCTGGATATTTTCCTGTTCGCATCATTTCCGACAAAGTTATAGCACGTTGGCCCACTTCTGTCGCCCATTTCGAGTCGAGCATCTCCGTACTTGCGGCCTCAAAGAGATCATTCTCAATGTAATTCAAGGTCTTACTGAAGCCCTTGAGCCGGGGCAGACCGAGATTAAAACACATGTCAATTACAACATCGCGGCGTACTTCATCTAAACCGCTGAACCAAGAAAAGGCGCTTCCGAGCTCTTTTATAACTCGGTCAACATCATTGCTTAGTAAGTAATCAACCTCATCATCTGAAAGTCCAAGGCCCCCATTTGGGTCTATGTTTCTCCCAATTCCCAGAGTCCAGTAGCCCGCGCTGCATTTATATGCCACGTGTCGTCCGTTGGTCTTGACTTCACCTTCGTGAAGTCTAAGCATTTTAACTATCTTTTCCATTTTGGCTCTGGCTCGCCCCGAAGTAAAAACTTATAACAGCACTGACTGTGCCACCGAGATAGCCAAGTACCAAGCTTACAATCGTGTCGCTATTCTGGTCAGGGGGCATAAGCGTAACAAGGAAAATATATCCAAGAAAGCCGGAAAGGCTGAGTATCCCGATAACCCTAGCGGTCCAATCAGAGGAGAAATGCGATCTGGCATCTTGCTTGTCTTTAGTCTCCAGCTCAAACATGTCTACGCCTAGCTCTTTCATTTTGGCAGCGTATTTCAGTTCGGCTTCCTTGATCTTAAACAGGTCTTCCGCTGTAGCTGCCTGCATCCGCTTTTCGATTGCATCAGGAGTAGGTTCGCAACCCAAAACTTCAGCGATAACTTTACCGGCAGCGCCACCCAGCGGGCCACCAAGCGTAGCGCCTAAGGTGGGGGCAATACCTCCGACAATCTTTTTAAGGGCACCGAATTTCATTAGACTGCCGCCAAGACAATGATAACGAAGAGAAGCACAACAGTTGCCCATCCCGCTTGCACTTCAGTTAAGTCCATCACTTTAGACTTTACTATTTTGCCTACACTTTTAAATAAACTCATTATCTAGCTCCTATAACCAAGTTAATCGACCATCCTACAAACGCTACGGTAACTACAAACATGCCCAAAATTAGGCCTCCGTCTATAATTAACCGTTTCTGCTTAGCCCGTGCTTCAGCAGCCGCTAGGCGTTGTGCGCGTATGGTGCGCCGTGTCTTCATCATCTCGCTGTAAAAACCTTCGCCCGGCCCGTATAGCACAATAATCTCTCTGAGTTGAGACTCCATTTGCTGCGTCTTGTGCTTCGCCATCTGTATTTCTAGGGCTTGAGCTTCTACCGATGAGCCTCGTAAAAACTTAGGGCCGTACTGGTTTTCTTTTTCTATCTCTAAGATTTTTTCCTTAGAATCAAAGAACTTACCTATGTACTGGGCGGTATCCTCTATCTCTCGTCCGGCATTTACTGCCTTGGCAACGAGGTTGTACGCTCTTGTCGCTCCTGCTATACAGGCACTTATCGTTACGGGGTCCATTAGTACGGTCTCACTGCTTCGGGGTCTGCCCTTCGTGGTAAACAATAAGCTGCAAGGGCCACGCCTCTCGGCTCGTAATTAAGTGTCCGTTCTACCTTCCCCCTAACAATAGCTGTAGCAAAGTAATTGCATCTATTGATGTCATAGAAGTACATGTCCGAAGACTGTATCTGGCCGTTGACCAGAACATATAACAAAAATAGATGCGTCACTTGTCATACTCTTAAAACCATATTAGTTTTCTTTTTCTATCTCTAATGATTAAGCTGCCACACTATATAGGAAGCAAGTGCGGTTATTACTACCCAAACAAGGCGTTCGATAGATGTCACCATAATATTAGCGCCGCGTGAGGTATCCTCAACATCCTTGACCCGTTTTTCTATATGATCTTGTTTTGCATCTATTTTTTCTATTCGATTAAAAATAGTTTTAACTTGCTCTTCCATACGCACTATCGCCACTAACTGCTCTGTGATGTTGTCGATCTTAGTTTCTAAACGCGTTAATTTTTGCGTTTCACGTTGAGTGGCCATAGTCTACTTCCTTATTCCGTCGCCCAAGGCAAACCGGGATCAACAACTGGATTTATTTTTTCGTCTATTTCTTTCTGAATTTGCTCATTTACATGCTCTTCATAACTTCCGACAACCACACCTTGAATCCAACCGACAACAATCTCTTGAGTCAAATCCGCAAAAGGAATAAACGTCGAGGACTCTGGGTTGTACTCAAATGGGGTTGCTCCCGCAAACATACCGGTATTACCGTTTTCGTCAGTGCCGATTTTTTCCCAGAATGTCTGGACTACAGTTTCGTCGTAGGTAGTACCTTCAATGGTCTCATTGCGGACCATCATGTCGGTCACTTTCCACGTGTAGGTGATAGCCATTTATATCTCCTTAATTATGGTTTAGTCGGCCATGTGATGGTATGTGGGAACCCATCCTGATCTGTTATGTCTCGCAGAGTCTGTCTGTAAGCCGCCATTTCTGTGGTCAGAGTTGAGTCTGTAAGGGCCAGATAATCGGTTAAACTAAGCAGCTTATTTCGTTTTTCTCTTACGTGTAACGCAGCCATAGCAAGCTCTTCGGCCATTTCTTCTTCTGTTTTGTTTATAACTTCCCAAGACAAACACCATACGCCATCCGAATAAATAGGGTTATCTTCTAGCAGAACAGCTTTTTGTGTCTGTTGGTCGTATGAAGGAGCTTCTGGTATGGTTATTGGGCTAACCCCAAATTCAGCCAATGTAGCTTCGGTTATTATTTTTGGAAAAGATGTATTTGCGTTATCTTTTCTAAAATCTGAAATAGAATACGGAAATTTTATTAATTCGCTTCCATCGTGTTTTATATACATACTATTTACCTATGTTATTGGCTCTTGATTTACTGTCCAAGTTGCTGATGTCATATCGGTAGGGCCTATAAGATTTCCTGTTAAATTGTTATTTGTACCTGTCTCACCGTAATAAACTGGTGCGTTATACGTAGCCTGTGCTGTAGCAGACCCAATAGTAACGTATGAAGAATTTACAGCCGCATAAGTTACGTTCCCATAGGTTCCATAGTAATTATCTAAATCTAAAGGCAGTTTATGTATTTGTATATTTTTTGTAGTCTGCCCTGACTTTGCACTAAGCCGCATAGTGACGAACATAACTTCAGTGCCGTCTACGTCTTCAATACGAATACTATTGATAGGTTCGTCGTTTGAAGCTAACACATACGAAGCGGTACTGTCTGTTATTGATGCTGCCCACTCTAAAGTAAAGGAAGAGCTTATTTTCATTATGTATCCTCTCCCCCACAACAAATACATATTGCCATCAGAGTCAATGGCAGCATCCATTATGTAACCAGTGGTGCTAGAAGTTACAGTATTCCAGTTAATGTTTCGCCGTGTGTCTGGATAATAATAAGTGTTTACATTTCCTGTGGTTTGGTAATAGATAACACAAGCTGTTCCGTTGTTGCTTGTAATATCGAATAGATAGCCGTTAGTTGGGTTTACACCTAACTTAATACCGCTACTCTGATTTGCACCTGCAACACGCATTGGTGTAGAAACAGCTCCAGTTGAAGCGTTCCATGTAGAATACCAATTCGAGTTGTAGCTATAATGCCACCATCTTATAAGGTGATAATTACTTCCATAAGGAGAAGATATTTGTGCTCTACGAAGATCATCATAGGCTTCTTCGTACCCGCTGTTCGTAATAAACCCATTTGTATTTGCTACTGTCAATGTCGTACCTGAATAAGTCATCTTTGCTGCGCCTACAGCGGTTACATAGTTTGGGGATTGGGAAAATGAATCGTAGCCCCCATCAAATTTAGCTATATAACTATCATTAGCGTATATTCTTTGAGTTCCCGGTTGGTACCCGCCCGGTTGGTATGTAGCGTAGGGAGGAGACGCTGTATTATTATATGTCACCCTATATGCTTCCCTTAAATTTGTGGATGATGTTTCATCTACAAGTCCCAAAGTCCAAACATAACCGCCTGAATACGGATTTTGATGCACTACCGCATAATCACTACCATAAGGAAACACATCAAGAAGGTATGAATTATTCAATGATGTAGTTGTAGAAAAATAAGATTTTCTAATCGGGTTTCCATCATAATCAAGCTCAATAAAATACGGATAGGCAGAAATTGCAACAAGAAGAATTGAGCTTCTATTGGAATTAACAGAAACTCTTGTTATATAGTCATCGGTGTTGGGTGGAACCCACTCGTCAATCCAATACGAAACACCCCCACCTGCATTACCTGCTGCTGCAATTAGTTTTCTACTAAGCATTATGCGTAACTCCCTGCGTAGGCACCGTAGAGGGTTGTTGAAATCTTCCAAAATACGAAGGTGTCGTTCGCTGTCAGTGTAGGTGCGACGTTACCCGCCGAAGTAACCCAAGTAATTGTAGGCCACGTTACTGTGTAGGAGGCTCCGGCACCCAACATTAAAATCATCGACTGGCCAGCATCTACACTGTCAGTGAATGTAGTATTACCCGAAAGTGTTTTAGTCTGGATCGTACCGTTAGAGGGGTCTAGCGCAGTGCCAGATAGCGCATAGATTGTTTCTACATAACCCGCCGAGAAAGTGGGGTCCGCCAGACTTGGGGCTGTACCAAACACAAGAGCGCCCGAGCCAGTCTCACCAGTGACCGCCGCTGCAAGGTTGGCGCTAGAAGGCGTCGCAAGGAAAGTAGCAACGCCAGTACCAAGCCCACTGACACCGGTGGAAATAGGCAGACCAGTAGCATTGGTAAGAGTCGCTGCGCTCGGAGTGCCAAGGTTTGGCGTCGTAAGAGTTGGGCTGGTAGCAAATACAGCCGATCCTGTTCCTGTTTCATCCGTAAGAGCAGCCCGTAAATTGGCAGAGGAAGGCGTACCTAAGAAGGTAGCAACGCCAGTACCTAGGCCACTAACGCCCGTAGAAATAGGCAGCCCAGTAGCGTTGGTGAGGGTTGCTGTGCTCGGAGTGCCGAGGTTTGGCGTCGTAAGAGTTGGGCTAGAAGATAAAACAACCGAACCTGTTCCAGTAGAAGTAGTGACCCCTGTACCGCCGTTATTAACAGGCAGCGTTCCTGTTACCTGAGAGGCTAGGTTCACTGAAGACACATCAAAGGTGGTTCCTGTAATGGCCATTGTTGTACCAACGGTTAGGAACGCCATAGAGCCCGCTGAATTGTCCCAGAACATTATTCTGTCGGCGGTTGGTGCAGTTAGGGAAGCCCCTGTGCCTCCGTTTGCTAATGACAGATCAGTGCCAGACCAGTCAGCGTTATTGATGGCCAGTGTTCCACCAAGTGTAATATCTCCTGATGACGTCACTGTACCTGTAAGGGTCAGCCCGTTTACTGAGCCTGCACCACTGACAGAGGTAACTGTGCCTCCTGACGATGTCGCAGTTATGGTTGTTCCTGAGATTGTCAGACCACTTCCAGCCGTCAGCCAAGTAACCGCACCCGCTGAATCATCCCAGAACAGTATGCGGTCGGCGTTTGGATCGGCAAGAGAGGCCCCAGTACCACCATTGGCAAGGGCAAGATCGGCACCAGACCAATCAGAGTTGTTTATTGCTAGCGTTCCGCCTAGAGTCAAACTGCCTGCCGTGGTCACCGTGCCTGTCAGAGTCAGGCCATTTACTGTGCCTGTTCCCGCTACGCTAGTTACGGACCCGCCAGACTGAGTGTTTTCAAGGGAGGTGCCTGATATTTGAAGTCCAGAGCCCACTGTGAGCCACGCGGCAGTTCCTGCGGAATCGTCCCAGAAGAATATACGGTCTGCATTGGGGTCTGAAAGAGACGCCCCAGTACCACCATTAGCAAGAGAAAGATCAGCTCCAGACCAATCAGCGTTACTGATCGCCAATGTACCGCCAAGGGTCAGACTTCCAGACGTGGTTACCGTGCCTGACATGGTCAGACCATTTACTGTGCCTGTGCCTGAAACAGAGGTAACCGTTCCTCCAGCATCCGTGGTGGACAAAGTAGTCCCTGTGAGAGACAGCCCGCTACCAATATCTAGCCACGTAACCGCCCCAGCCGAGTCATCCCAGAACAAAATACGGTCGTCGTTAGGGTCAGAAAGAGAAGCAGCGGTGCCTCCATTAGCAAGCGGAAGCTGCCCGGTTACGCCTGTAGAAAGAGGCAGCCCAGTGGCGTTAGTAAGAGTAGCTGCTGAGGGTGTACCTAAGTTTGGTGTAGTCAAAGTCGGGCTGCTGGCAAACACCAAAGCACCGGACCCTGTTTCTCCTGTGACTGCAGCAGCCAAATTAGCAGAGGACGGAGTGCCTAAGAAGGTAGCCACACCAGTGCCTAAGCCACTTACACCAGTGGAAATAGGAAGCCCTATGGCGTTTGTCAGCGTGCCGCTAGCCGGGGTTCCCAGCACGGGAGCAGTCATGGTTGGTGAAGTCAGTACCGGGGTGTTTAGTGCTAGGTCTACAAGGGCGTCTGCAACAGCAGCGCCAGCTCCTGCTCCATCGGTGTACACCGCCTTCACTTGGCCGTTGGGTATGGTTACAGTTCCACCGCTTCCTTGAGCAATGGTGATGCTTTGGCTGCCAGTAGTAGCGTTTTCAATGATCCAAATCTTGCTAACAGTATTAGGGCCAAGTGTGGCTGTGCGAGTCGCTGTCAATGTGCCGGTAAACTTAAGGTACAGACCTCGAGTAGCATCAGCAGAAAAATCTGGCATTGTAAACGTCTGATCTGCGTCAGCGGAAAAAGCCTTAGTGCCATAGCTAAAGCCATCTGCAATGAGAGACAGGTTAGTGTTGGTGCTAGTGCCCCAAGTGCCACTCTCATCGCCTGTGGCAATTTCTTTTAGCCGAAGATCATTGTTATAGGTAGCCATAGCATGTTCTCACTTAATTAAAGAGACGCGTCTCCTGTTGCTGCGGGGACAGAAGTTGCATAAATCTTTGTATTCTGTTGTAAATTCAAAACTTGCCCACAATCAGAGCATGTATCTGCCTCTAACTCATTTTCGTCTAAATCATAGCCACAGTTAGCGCATATGACCTCAACATCATGCTTTGGGTCTATTACGTCTCCAACTTGTTGAGCTTCATTAGTTATTGTTACCATATTAACCTCTTATGCGGCTATATTTTCCCAATCTGGAGTTTGAGAGTTGTCTACTTCAGTCCAATCTGTGGATTCCGAATCATCCACTTCTATCCATCCAGCAGTTTGACTGTCATCAACGGCTGCCCAAGTTGTTTCCTCGGTATCATCTACAGGGTCCCAGTTTGGATTCTGGGAAGGGATAATTTGTCCCCATACAAGAACTTGGCTTATTTTCCCAGTTGATAATACACCAATAGGATAAACATTGCATGAGGCAGATACACTAACCGTGCCTACGGCACCCGTGGCCTGTAGCCCAGATACTGGTACGTCGGCGTCAGCCTCTACTACTGCTGTACCAAGCTGTCCAGTGCCAGCTACCCCTATCGGGTAGACGTTGGCATGACCGATAATCGAGACGCTTCCAGTCTGGCCCGTGGCTGATACGCCTGTCGGGCTGACGTTGGCATCTGCGGCTACTGTGGCCGTTCCAAGAGCTGTCGTGCCCGCTACGCCTGTCACCTGTACGTTGGCATCAGACGTAGTAGTTACGGTGCCTAGCTGCCCTGTGGCCGCTACTCCAGAGGGTTCTACCGTGGCATCAGCCTGTACCGTGACGCTTCCAACAGCGCCGGTGGCTGAAAGACCTGTAGCGTCTACGTTGGCATCTGCGCTGACAGAAGCTGTTCCTACAGCACCTGTGGCCTCTACCCCCGTGGGGCTTACATCGGCGTTGGCCTGTACCGTGACACTTCCGACTGCGCCAGTAGCTGAAAGTCCCGTTATATCTACGTCAGCATCGGCCTGTACTGTAGCTGTGCCTAGCGCGGTGGTGCCTACTACGCCGGTAACACTAATAACTTGGTCTGTATTGACTTCTACAGAGCCTGTCTGACCGGCTGCTTCAACCCCTGTGGGGCTTACATCGGCATTAGCCTGTACCGTGACACTTCCGACTGCGCCAGTAGCTGAAAGTCCCGTGGCGTCTACGTTAGCGTCCGCTTGGGTAGTTACCGTGCCGAGGGTCGTGGTTCCAGCAACGCCTGTCGGGTAGACGTTGGATATACCTGTTACATCTACACTGCCTGTCTCTCCGGTACCCTCAACACCCGTAACCTCGATGGCGAAGATGATCTTGACATCTACGGTCCCTAGCTGGCCGGTAGCAGAGACGCCGGTTACGGAGACATTAGCGTCCGCCGTTGTGGTGGCAGTGCCTAGTGCTGTAGTGCCCGCTACACCAGTAACTACGACATTTGAATCTGAATTAGTAGATACAACACCAGTTTGGCCAGTAGCGACAACCCCTGTTAGGGTTACATTCGCATCAGCGGTTACTGTAGCAGTACCAAGTGCCGTGGTCCCAACAACACCAGAAACGCTTACGGCAACGCTAACCCCGTCATCCGCTAGAGGTAGCGTTGCTAATGGTGCAAAACCCAGCATACCTCCTCCTTACGCTCCGTAGCCTACATACGCTCCGTACAGGGTTGTACCTTCTTTCCAAAGCACAATGACATCCTTAGTGCCATTGAGTGTAGGCGCTACGTTTCCGCCAGAAGTAATCCACGTCATGGTCGGCCAAGTAACCGTGTATGTCGCACCGCCATCTAAACGCAAGGTCATTGACTCGCCCTGATCAACAGAATCTGTAAAAGTAGTATTAGCGGCTAGGGTTTTAAACTGAATAGCACCGAGGTTGGGGTTTAAAGTCGTACCAGTATTAGAATAAACACCTTCATCTACGTTTTTACAAATTAGTGTTCCCGCAAAGCTTCCTGATGTTGCTGTAGTAGATGGGTTTACATAATAAGCAGTATTGTCTGAGTCGTAGAAGATCGGCGCACGGGAAGAGCCGGGCGAGTAGGTATAAGTAGTGTAGATAAGAAACTCATTATTACCACCAGCAGTGAAACCTATCCTATCAGTAGTGGCTCGGTACATCCCTGTGTTTAAGTCAGCAGTCCAAGTAAACGAAGGACTCGCGGCGCTGTCGGCGTCAATCCCTTGGAAACCACCGTTAGTAGTAGATGTCGCGTTGAACGTGGCTGCCGTTGCTGTTCCAGTAAAAGTAGCTGTGGTTCCATCCAAATTGCCAGTGAGCGTACCACCAGCTAAAGGCAGTTTAGTGTCGTCTGCTACGGTGATATTGGCAGAGCCGTCAAAGCTAACACCGTTGATTGTTCTAGCGGTTTGCAGGGTAGTGGCAGTTGTAGCATTACCACTAAGAGCCGCAGTTATAGTACCCGCAGAGAAATTACCACTAGCGTCACGAGCTACGACTTTACTTGCTGTGTTTGCAGAGGTTGCGTCAACTGCCCACGTGGTAGCAGCGGAGCCATTGAAATTGGAGCCTGTTAAATAAGTGCCTCGGGTAAGAGTATTTGTGGTGTTAGCCGTTACGGTAATATTGGCAGAGCCGTCAAAGCTAACACCGTTGATTGTGCGAGCGGTCTGAAGTGTAGTTGCAGTTGTAGCGTTACCAGACAGAGCACCTGAGAATGTTGTGGCTGTGGCTGTTCCGTTTACATCTATTCCTGTATTATTAACTGTTAAGCGTCTAGTACTTCCATAAACGACTTGCAAGTTACCAGCACTATTTGTTGTTAAATCATCAGGTGATTCATAAATCTTAATATTACCACCAGTCCATGCAATTCCTTCGTTTGGCCCCGGATCATTAAATGCAAAATCATTTACCCCCGTAATAGAGGTATTGCTCATCACGAGATTGCCGGTCATAGTCCCGCCCGCTAAAGGCAGTTTAGTTGCGTCAGCTACCGTGATGTTTGCCGAGCCGTTAAAGCTAACGCCATTGATTGTGCGAGCGGTTTGCAGGGTTGTGGCAGTGGTTGCGTTACCAGACAGAGCGCCGGAGAATGTAGTGGCATTGACTGTTCCGTTTACATCAAGCTGACCTGAAGTTGGTGCAGTAGTATCTGACTGTCCGTAACCCAAGCGCATACCGCCAGCGACAGTTAGCAAACCTTCTGTAGTGAGAGCCATCGCGCCTTGAGCGTTTGTGTGACCACTATCCCCCCACCAAAACCCACGCCCTGCCGTATTACTCATTTGGTTGGTTAGGACATATTCATTGGTAATACCACCAAAGGTATAACCGCTTTGCATACCTATGCCGTAGGTATTATCAGACCAAACAGCGAACTTAACTCTAGATTGAACAGTGTTTGTGTATACCTGACCGCCATTTACGCTTAAGTCACCTGTCAACGTACCGCCAGTTAAAGGCAGTTTAGTCGAATCAGCTACAGTGATATTGGCAGAGCCGTCGAACGAAACACCGTTTATAGTACGGGCGGTCTGAAGGGTTGTGGCAGTGGTTGCGTTACCCGATAGAGCCGCAGTAATAGTACCCGCTGAGAAGTTACCGGAAGCATCTCGTGCTACGACTTTAGATGCTGTGTTTGCCGAAGTAGCGTCTACAGCCCACGTAGTGGCGGCGGAACCATTGAAGTTGGAACCCGTAAGGTAAGTGCCGCGAGTCAGTGTATTTGGCGTATTTGCGGTAACAGTGATGTTCGCACTACCATTAAACGACACGCCGTTGATTGTACGGGCTGTTTGCAGGGTCGTGGCAGTTGTAGCGTTACCCGATAGAGCCGCAGTAATAGTACCCGCTGCGAAGTTACCCGAGGCATCACGAGCGACGACTTTGCTTGCTGTGTTAGCACTTGTAGCGTCAACAGCTAGAGTTCCAGTAGTTGTTATTGTGCCGCCCGTTAAGTAAGTACCGCCAGTGACGCTTGTTACTGTTCCTGTTTGAGCGCCAGCAGCAATGCCGTCTAATTTAGTGCCGTCTGCGGCAACGTCACGACCATCTACAGTTCCAGTAACACTAATATTTCCTGCTACAGTTATGGCGTCTTTAAAGTTAACAACAGAATTATTGTAGTTATAATCAAAAACTACCGTGTTAACCCCTGCTGACTTTCTATAGAAACTAATATAATCGGCTGTTTCGCCCGAAGCAAAGGCAGGAGCGCCGTCTCCGTTATAGAACATCCCGCCGCCATGAGTAGTACTTTGCCCTACATAAGTATACCCAGTACCTTGAGATGCTCCATAAGCCTCAAAACCTGTTATATAGCTGTCTCCTGCTAACGCTCTAACATAGGTATTTGCTGTTCTACTGGTTGACCCTACTGTTAAATCGCCTGTCAACGTGCCGCCAGTTAAAGGTAACTTGGTGGAGTCAGCTACAGTGATATTGGCGCTACCGTCAAATGAAACACCGTTGATAGTTCTAGCTGTCTGGAGTGTAGTAGCGGTAGCAGCGTTGCCTGTTGTAGACGAAGAAGTAGTGGCATTACCACTAAGAGCCGCAGTTATAGTGCCCGCACTAAAGTTACCAGAGGCATCACGGAATACAATCGTAGAGGCAGTATTTGCGTTGGTGGCGTTTGAGGTGACGGTGAAAGTTCCGCCCTCAGAGCTTACGCTACCGCTAATACCATTACCCGATGTAGCCCCTGTGGCAACGTAGTTACCAGTAGTGTCCGTACCCAAAGCAACAGAGTTCGCCGCGATAGTCGCCGTCAGGGTTGCATTACCTAAGTTGGTAAATGTAGCAGAGCCTGTGACATCCCCTGCAAGAGTAAGCGTTGGGTCTGAAGTAGCAGTAGTAGTAATGCTTATATTACTTCCACCGTTAAAGTTGGCGTTACCGGTCACCGCTCCTGTTAGAGCAATGTTGCGTGTGGTTTGCAACGTAGAGGCGGTTGTAGCGTTACCAGATAAAGCAGCCGTAACCGTACCCGCACTAAAGTTACCAGAGGCATCCCTAGCGACTAGTGTAGAGGCTGTGTTGGCTGTATCACTTTGGAGGTCTGACCCAGCAGCAGTTAGGAATACGAACGCACTGCCCGACAGGTTAAGCAGGGAACCTGTAGAGCTACTTTCTAGGGAGCGAGCAAGTAAAGTACCTGTGGCAGTGTAAGTGCCAGTACCTATTTCCCACGCAGTACCGTCTTCGATTGTATATCGAACAGTATCGCCATTAGATACCCCAGCGGCTGCAAACGTCTGATAACCAGACGCAGCGGAGCCAAGCGTAATAGTGCCTGTCCCCGTCGTAGAGGTGGTCATCTTTGCGCGGTTTACCATCTTTACCATGCGCTATATCCCCCGTGAAAAACACAATTAAGCTATGCGAATAATAGCAGTGCTTGCACCCGGAGCAGGGAAGATGATGGTAAAGTCACCAGCAGTTGAAGTTTTGTCACCACCAAAGGCCAGTACAGCAATAGCACGGTTAGCTTTAGAACTGTTATAGATCAAAGCGCCGTTGGCTGTAATAGTAGCCGTTGACCACGTAGTGTTCGCACAATCAAAGTACGCCGTAGTGCCATCAGTAGCAATTACTGGGCCTGTTAGCGTATTACCTCCAGCAGAGTATCCTGTTCCAGACACTTCATTAGTAGTGCTGTAAGCAGTAGTGGTTGCGCCTAGTGTTGCAGAACTAGTAAATAGCGCAATTTTAAGTACGTCTGTGTCTAAATCGTGCACGCCGCCAAGAAGTTCTTCTTTAAAGCTGGTGCACATTGCTTGAGTGATAGCCATAACTAGCTCCTGTGTCTTAAGGCCCCGGTGATTCCGAACGTATAGGCAATCTTATCATGCCATCTCTATATTCATCTCGTCGTCTACGACCCTGCTGCTCTAGGCCAAGCCCTTGGACCGCCTGCTGATAGCTCTGTGTGAAATACTGAAGCATATCAGTCGGCCCCTTAGTGTAGCTGTAGGCTTGAATTAAACACGCATATAGAAGTGCTTCTGGGGCGTTATTGCTTATCCATGTGGTCGTATTACTCGACGAGAGTTGGGCTGGTCGATAGATATATCCTAATTGAACTGTATATGTATCGTCAGGCGTAGGGGCCACATAAAATGTGTCTTGGTCCCAAACGGAATAATATTTAGGGGTTCCAGTGGAAGCACTGTCCGGCCAATACTCCTTCATAAAAGAAGTATCCCTAAACTCTAAAAATATTTGATCGCCCGCTGAATCAGTAATCATCAAATAACGATGGGTCAATAAATCAGTGGGTGCAGTTAAAAACCTGTTAGATGTGGCCATAGAACCGCTGACTTCTTTTTTAAAGACGTCAAGGTCTATATCACGAAGTATTTTGTTTTCAGCCATCGTGATAAAAGTATCAATTACACTGTTTGAAAAGACGTTGCTGTCAACCTCAGTGTAATTTCTTATATTTGTGACTAGCTCATCGTATGTCATGATATAACAACCGTTACAGTGCCTATTGTGCCTACGCCCTCAACTGATACTGCCGCGGGGGCGGGTTGCATAGAACCTGTCACTGTAACAAATGGGGTATCTCCTCCCATGTTGTCTACAATAACCGTCATTGGTTCAGTTCTATCTGGGCGTGGGTTCTGTAGTGCAATCGCATCGCCTCTATACTTTAACGGGTCTAGCTGGGGCTCTTTTGGCTCATAGTCCTCTGGACAAACCATAAACCCTTTCCAGTTCTTTTTAAGAGTCTGGTAAGGGTAGCGCTGCCCGCAATAATCACAAAGGGCGTATGAGTATTTACCCGTTGCATGCGCCATTTTATACCCCTACGTCAGGCAGGATGTAGGTACTTGCAGTGTCCCTATCCTCCATCGCGGCCCGTTGGAAGTCCTGTTCGTACATTTGTTGAAGCGCGCTAGTCCGTTCTGGAGCATACTTCAAAGAAAGCATGTACGCTAAACCCGACGCTAAACAAGGTAAGAACCTGAAGTTAACATCGGTAGTGTTAGTATAGTCGCCGGCATCTTCCATACGGCGTATACGGTAATAAACCAATGTATATGCCTTGTCCGCAGCCGGATATAAATACGCCTTGGGCGTATTCGTTCTTTCAATATAGATTTGAGAAGGCCTAGCCTGAGTAAGTTTATCTGGTACATTCAGGTATTCTTCTCGTCCTATTCTTTCAATGTTGATGTCTTGTTGCTGTCCGTTTACCGTCTGACGAATAACTGCAGTTAAAACATTGACCGTGTCAGTAGGCAACGATATTTCAGCATCCCCTTGAGCCAAAGAGTAGGTAGCTTGCTCGATAGTCCAGAGGTTTAGCCCTCGATTAGCCCAGTCCAAGAACAACAAATTTAAGGACCGACGAGCCGAGTTAAGCTGATAGCCTGCAGTCATCCGCATGCCGCAGCGCTCAAACGCCTCTTCTACGAGGTCGTCTATCGCTAAATTAAAGTTTGTTGTCCCTGAGGTGGCCACTACTTACACATCCCGCCTTTGCGGTACTTCTTTACCGCCATGCCGCCTTTGTTCATCATTACAGGACCAGTAGTCTTGCTTGTTTCCTTGATGACCTTGTTGCGAGGGCCTGAACCAACGCATCCGCCGCCTTTGGTAGCAGCACCCATTCCACGACCTGCCATAATTACCTCTTCTTAGCGGTTTTAGCCGCTTTCTTAAACGCCTTTGCCGAAGGAGCGCCTTTTGAACCGGGCTTCCTCATTTTTTCGTCTGATCCCGCCTTTATCCTAGCTCTCTTAGCATGGATATTGGCGTAAAGCCCCTTTTTAGCCATTATCTACATCTCCAACGCTTGCGTGCTTGTCGTAAGCGACTGTTAGGGTCTTTAGCAGCCTTTGGAAACTGTTTCATCTGTCCTTCAGATCGGGCACAAAAAGATTTACGTCTTTTTGCCCTAGCCTCCGAAGGGTCCTTTTCGGTAACTGCGGTCTTTAGCTTGCTGCCGGGATTGGCTTTCCGATAGGCTTTTACACCCTTCTCGGTCATCCCAGCCCCCTTCTTAGTCGGGCGGAAATTACCCGACTTGACGGAGGTTTTGATGCCCATTCCCTTTTTGCTAGCCATTAGGCCGCAGCTCCGCCCTCAAACAAGAGGGTTACACTAGTTATATTGACGTCATTGACGTCGATGTAAATACCATCCTCAAACAAAATGCCCATATCTGGGATCATTAGGTCCTGAGCTCCTGCAACAGCAGGGGTATTGATGGTTAACTTAGCGGTGCCAGAGTCTGTAGTGCCATCCTTCAAAGCAAAAGATGACGCGGTGGCTGTATTAGTGAAATACACCCCCACCAGACGCGTACGGCCTGTGACGGCTGAGGCATCCGCCGTCTTAGTGACGGACTGAATATTGCTGAAACTCATGGGTCTCTCCTTCAGTTAGTAAGGATTAACCTGCAGAAACCGCTAAAGTACCTGCATTATTCCAGATAGCGCCCGCAACACCGGGATCACTTGTAGGGATAATGATTACATTGGCAGTGCCAGAAAGAGTAGCGTCACCTGTTACGTCAAGAGTGCTGCTAGCAGTTACAGTAGTCGCAGTTACCGCACCAACAAAACCATTGTTAGAGGTGACCGGACCGGAGAAGGTAGTATTCGCCATTTTGAGAATCCTCACATGCGAGTTAATTTAGGGTGCATCTGTCTGCATGTCGTCAGCCGGGACTGTCAGATACACCGGATGACCCCGGTACACTTGAATATTACATTATTTTACGACGAATGGAAGAGGGTTATTCAGCCATTTTTTCATATATGTTTTTGACCCACCAAAGAAACATGTCTTGGCTAAGGGTGTGCTTCATAGTATTTACTCGAGTAGCTACCAACTGCACATTTTCTCGAGTATAGGGCCCAGAAGGATTTATCCTGTCTATTGAGGCGTTGAACTCTTTTCTTGTTCGGTCTCCGTAGCTCCCATCCCGTTGATGCGTCATAAGGACGCCAGAAAGAGCACACCGACCATTTTGTGCTTCCCAGATTTCTATTAACTCGTCAGAGGAAAGATCGTACTGAATGCCTTGTTTGATCCTCCCAGATTTAAGCTGAGTGTTTACTACGCGAAGATAAGCTTCGGGAGTGGCAGATGCTTTACGAGCGCGTTGAAGGATGACGCATTTCTGACAAATACCACGCACCTGCCCGTCTTTGAAGTGTTCAAACTGAGACAAGAGCTTGACTTTGTTGCACGATGTGCAAAGGCGAGAGCCTTGCGAGGGCTCTTTTTTTACTTTGGGTTGTCTTGGCATTTTTTCTTCCATAAAAAAAGGGCCCCGAAGGACCCTTTCCTTTGCATCAACTAGCTTACGGAGTACCCGGTGAGCCGAA